CCTTCTTTAACGGCCTCTACGGTCTTCCTACGCTTATTGCGTTCGTATCTAGCCTGCTCTTTGATAGCTTCTATTGCTAATTCTTGTCTTGCCTCTTGTTCTGGTGTTAAAGGCTTTGTGTCTAAAAATCTTTGTGTTCCGTAGTCCATATTGTTCTTATTTTTTAGTGTTAAATGCAATGGTCAACCAATGGATAATCATTTTCATTTCTATAATCAAGACCAAGTGTAATATCATCTTTAGTGGTAAACTTTGTACCATCTTTATAAGTGATATTTACTACACCGTCTTTTACTTCAATGATTTTGACATTATTTAATGGTTTCATTTCTCTTTATTTTTGCGTTGTTGAAAATATAATTCTACTTGTGCCCATAATATTGCTAAGGCTAGCACTGCTAATACTAATAATGCTTTTGTCATCGGTTTACTTTATCTAGTTTTTCTATCAGTTGTCTGCATTCAGACTTTTCTAGTAGAAGCTCTTTGTCTGCCATGAAATCGCATTCTGTTAGCTTTACTATGTAGCAACTACTGTCTACACTGTTGTTTCCTATTGTTACTTTCATTTGTATTTGATTTAAATATTGTGCAGTCATAATCGGGGTGAGCATCATACTCGGACTGCGTATACGTCCCGTGAACCATTGCCATGTGAACACTTTTCAAATCTGGCTCTGGATTTCCAGTGAATTGCATTATACTGCAACTGCTGGTTAATAATAATAGTATTAAATATCTCATTAGTATAATTCCTTAAAGTCTATTATTGATTCTGGATGGTAATACTTTAATATGTTATTAATAGTGTCATCCATTTGCTTTTCGATTACCTGCGTATTGATGAGGTAAGTTTTGTGTCCGTAACGTGGACAGTCGATGATTAATTCTCCCATGTTGTTGTTATTTGATACAAATATATGTAATAAAATAATACTATGCAAGTAAATAGGGATAAAAAAGGGAAAACTTTTATGTCTCCCCTCTTAACTTCTTGATACTAAGACCTTAATAGTCTAGTGAAATAATTCTTAAAATATCTCATGAGTTATAAATGTTGTTAAATATATCAGAAAGCTGCTGACAAACCCAAGGTCTCTGCCCTCCGTTACAAGCCCATTGAATCATTGAATGAGAAATATCACTGTACTTACGTAGCTGGTCTCTAAGAATGATAGTGTAAGCTTCGTAGTCTTTTATATCCTGATCTAGTCTAGCAACAACATCTTGAAGTCTCACTACAGTGTCCTTATAGTACTCTGCAGTTGTATCTAATTGATCTATTTCAGTTAATAATGACTGCTTTTGATCCTTCAGTTTACGAATCTTTCGATTCTTACGCTCAATCTTATTCTTAAGCTCAACTCCCTTAGCTAATGCGTCTGCTAATTCATCTTTAAGCTGTGCATTCTCGTCCTCTAGTGAAGAGATAAGAGCGTTAGCGTCATCTAAAAGACTGTTAGCGTAAGCCAATTCACTTTCTAGGCGTGTAACATCTGCATTAAGAGAATCGTTCATAGAGTTTAGCGTATCTATTTCACCAACTAAATCCTCATTAACTGAAGTTAAGTCTAGAATGTCATTCAGTAGAACAACAACTCTAGCCTGAAGCTCTTCAATGATTAGAGCCATCTCTGCATTGTCATCTGATAATGTATTGATGATGTCATTAAGTTCTGCAATCTCCAGAGTTTTAGCCTCAATAATAGCTTGAGAGTCACTCAACTGTTGATTCAACCCTAAAATTGTTTTAGCTAAGAACTGAACTTGCTCGTTTAGTCTTTCAATTTGATTGTTTTGAGCATCTATAATATCGTCCTTCTTACTGCAGCCTATTACACCTAGTGCAACAACGGCTAAAATTAATATTGATTTTTTCATTATTTCTGTTTTAATTAATTACACTTCTCTACTTTTGTTACTTTAATAGGTGACTTGAACTCAACGTCCCACACCCTCTTACTTGTTTCTCTGGTTACTGAACAACTGCTCATAAGTATCATAACTAATGAAATGATAACCATAATTAAACCAAATCTAATTAACTCTAAATGTTTCATACTAATTGTTTTCTAAATATATTTCCAAACTTGCTAAAGCCCTCCAGCAAACTTTTGCCAGGTGTAGTACGCCGTCATCATCCATAGGATTAATCCCGTGATCAATGAGGTGACGAACAAGAGCGTCTTCATTATCCGAACTCTTATTCTTATCCCAATATAATTCATCTCCTTGATTATGTTGTTTTTGTCCTGCCATAGAGCATTCTGAAACGGCTTTTAAGGCCCTAGGAAAGTACTTTAGCACTCCAGTGTATACTGGTTGCCCTTTTCTTATTTGAGCCTCGACATGAGCCTTATATACGCTTCCAAAGACTTCTCCGTTGTCGTTAATCACAGGGCCGTCTACAGTTATTGTAGTAGAGCCTTTTCTGTGATAGTAACCACCCTCACCTCTAGGCGCTGGTGGCTGGTCTAATCTATCGTCTATCATTCTCCCGTAACTTGACATTGCTCCTCTATTAGTCTAATTATCGTATCTATTTGCTCATCTAAAATCTTGTAAGTTACAAGTTCATCATGCTCTGGATACTTTACCATAACATCCATGTCATTGTATCCGTAGCTGTTTACTGAAAATATAGAGTCTTCATTACATTTTCCTCCATAGTTTAGAACATCTACAAGATCCATAGCATCTTCTCTGGAGGATGTTACCTCCCATTCGTGTATTGTTACCATTCTTTTATTTTTTATATTTTTCCATCTCCATAGGTACAGCAATAGCAACAGTTCCTCCTAGTACTACTCCGCAACCTAATGCACTTTTCTTACCGCCCTTAGCGTATGACATGGCATAAGACTTATCGTCAATACCGCAACCTACTGCCATACCAAACACTCTAGAGTTAGCACCTACTGCATACTCTGCATACAAGTCAGTGTGATAGTGTCCTGTTACAGTGCTCTGCATATCTCTCTTACAAGCTGTACGAGCTTTACCAGATGCGTCACCATGAGTATATCGAACATTGTCAATATACAAATCATAATGCCATTCCCATCCTGGAACTTCTAACACTTGAGAAATATCTCTAATCCACTCTGAGGGAATACCTCCTGACTGAGCTTTACGCATTACTAGTCTACCGTGGTTACCCCATAAGACATCTACTTTAGGGAATTGCTTATGCCATTTGCGCATTTGCTCTCTAGCCATAGCTAATTCAGTCTTACCTCCAAAGGCATCTGCTGAAGTCTCGTGGTAACTAACTGTATGCGAGTCAAGTACGTCTCCAATATGCACAATTCTATTACAGTTATACTTATTGTAAGTATCTACTATAAAGTCAAAGTAATTCTCATGTACGAATGGAAAGTGAGTATCTCCAATTACTAACACTCTGCTTTCTTCATTGTTGAAAAAGTTGTGATTAGCTTTCTTCTGTCCCGCTAAGCGAGGTCTAATTTCTTTGCTCATATTATTTTGTCCAAGTTAATGTGATTATTAAAACACCTAACGCTACTTGATAGGTGTAATCTGTTTCTTCTTCTAGTTCAAAGTATTCAGATGCTTGACTGATGCCAAACATAAATCCTTTATTTAATGATAGTGTCATATTTGCCTTCTCCTTAAAGTAAACAAGAAATGCGCTACCTATCATAGCTAATAGTACTACTGTTATAATATTTAAAATCATAATTAAAATAATAATTTGTTATCTTCTTTAATTTGCTGAGGCATTACTTCTATACCTGCATAAGTAAATGAGCAGGCTCCTGGCATCATACGCAAAACGACTGGGCTGTCTATACCGGTCGGACGGCCGCCAGATTCTGTTTCTTTGACTTTTCGTACGTGAATCTCACTTAACATCCAGTCAGTCGGGTGTTGAGTCATTCTGTGTATAGTGTACACTTGGTTAGCTCTATTACCCCATTTTGACCCGCCTTCTACGTCTGCCATGTTAGGTGGCATAGGTAATCCAGCGTACTCGTGTTGAGAAGGGTAAACTCTTCTTAGGGATTCTGTTACTGCGTGAGTATTAAGCCAAATAGAGACATCGAATTTGTCACAGAACATACGCATTTCTGACGCTATCTGATAGTCATATTCATGGCCTCCAACGCTGCGAAGAAGTTCTTTGTCTTTAGTTAGGGAATTGTAAGGGTCGATAAGTAGGCCGTCGTAATTAAACTCTTCCTTTATCTTAACAGCTTCTTGCATAAGGCTACGAGCTGTATATAGTTTGTCGTTGCTTATAATCTTGAAATGCTGATCTACCCAGGCCATCTCTTCAGCTATCTCTCCATCGGAAAGCTTCTGAACAGGTGTTCCTGTTTTAAATTCTATAACCTTCCGAGCGATAGAGTAGGGAGTATTTTCCGAAGAATATACTAACCACTTAAGGTCATGCTTAACGGAGAACGCAGTCATCAAAAAGATAATTGTCGTTGTCTTACCCGTATTGGCGTGCCCTACTACTACGTCGAAAGAACCTCTTTTCCAGCGGATGTGCTCATCTATCTCAGGGATTCCAATCTTTAGACCTTGCGGAATACGATTGTACTTAACGTCCATGAGTTTTCCTAATAATTCATCTGCTGAAGAAATCATTAGAACGGTAAATCAGATCCTCCACGATCTTTATTGAACTCAGCGTTCGTAGTTTCCTGCTTAAACTCTGGCTTAGTGATGCCATCATCATTAGTGAATACTACTTTACCATTACCTACATAAGAACGAGGGGTCTTAGCCTCACGGTCTTCTTTAGATTGCTGATTCCATGCTGAACAGTTCTGTCCCCATTGGTTAACTTCGTCGTTAATTGCGACGTTGATGTTTGCGTAGCCTTTTTCGTTTACTACTAGGTCTGCGGCTTTTACACCTACTGAAATAATTGTTGCCATACTCTCTGTTTTAAATTGATTTTAATAATTTACTTTCTACTTCTTTAGTTATTGAATACTTAGTCTTAATTGAATCGACTTTGCCACCCTTCTTGATAAACTGCACTGCTTTTAAGAACTCTTCTGTGTTCTCTAGTAATTGTTTTTTGCCTCCTTTATCAGAATTGTCTTGCGTGTCCGCATCCTTAGTATCATCGATTAAGAAGATACCATTAAGTAAGTATTTGCGTGCATAAGAACTAGCACTACCAAACGTCTGTGGAATAGCCATACCCTTTTGGGCTAAGTCTACACCTGCAACTGCTGAGCGTACCATTTCTTTATCACCATCAGTCAAGACGGCTACAGCTCGTATAACTGGAATACCAGCTACCTCCTGCACTTCGTCTGCTAATGTAAGTTCTAAGCCATGTTTAGCTAGTAAAGGCTTTACGGCCTCTAATATGTCCTCTAGGCTACGGTAATTGTAGTTACCGAATTTGTTTCTTTGATTCTTAGGAGATTTAAGCTCTTGTTGAATTTTGATTAGCTTGTCTGTCATTCTATATATGTATTAATTAATGTTCTTGATTGTGTTTAATTAGAAAAACCCTCCGAAGAGGGCCTCTAAACAACTAAACAATTCTATCTTTGCTGGTTTCCCTGCCAGCTTGTACTATTCTAATACGGAGTACCAGACGGCAGCCCCCGTAAACACTGGGCTTAAAAAAGGTACATATTTAGCAATTCGTACAAATATCTACCACCACCTACAACATTAAGCAACACTAAGTTGTACTGCTTAGCTCTATACACTTGCGGTAACAAGCATAGGTTACCTCCTACAGCTAAGAATAGAAAGTAATCAGTTCCGAATAAATAAGGCATTGTTAGAAAGCACAAAGTACCTATAGTTCCTAGTGTCCTAGCTAGGTCTCGTATCATTCGCTCTCTCATAGTAATACTTATATAAGTCTCTGATTGTTTCGTATAGCTCATCTGATTGTCTAAATTTCCATCCATCTTCTAAATATTTATGTAAATTAGTTAATTCTGCAGCTCTCTTACTGCGTCCGTTAATCTCTACCATGATCTCACAAAAGTGTAGTTGGACACCTTTCTTGCGACCTCGTACCATTCTACTAGTGCCGTAGGTCTCTATGATAGTCTGCGCATATATCCTAAGATAGTTATGCTCTGCCCATCTAAAGTGTTTGTTGTCTACCATGTCTAATAATGGATATAAATTAGTTATTTTCCTCATACTCGTTGAAGCATATTCCACTACAGAACTCATCTCCTGCTTCTAGCAGTTGACCTCCGCAGCCTTTACACCCTGACCTTTTGGCGTTCTCGTCCATTCTGTCTACGTGTCTTAAGTAATTCTCTAAATCGTAAGTTCCGTTGTACATATCTTTTGTTTTAATGTTGATACAAACATACAAAATATATTTGTAATATCCTAATTTATTTTATATTAAAAGGGAAAGCGGCCCATAAAGCCGCTTTTAATCTAGAATCTATCTGGGCGTCCCCAGTCCCTATTGCTTGTTATGAGTAGCAATACTCATTATTCATTGGATTAAATTGAGGGTTTATAGGGTTAATCTTTATCCCTAAGTCCTCTGGTGTTAAATCGTAGCTTTTGGTAATATTACCTAGTAAGTCAAATTCAGCACCTAATTTGTAAGTACACTCTCTTAGTACTACGTCTAGCTCTCCTATACGTGCTGGAGTAGCAAAGAACGCATCGTGGTTTGTGGCCATATTATGAGGAAAGTGATTAACTACCATCTTAAGTAAATCTGAATCGATGTTGTGAACTGCATTAGCAGGAGTACCACTTCTAGTCTTGTGGTAATTTCTCTTATCAGTCTCAACGCTTACACGAATCTGAATCCTATCCTTCTTACCTCCATTGTCAGCCACTCTCTTACCTACTACCTCAACCTTCTTAGACTCTTGAGTAAAATAGTTTTGCATAAAAGGAAAGTTAGAGTAAGCTGAATGAACAAGTACATCTTGAGCTCTAGCGTGAACTAAACGACCTAACTCCTTAAGGCCTTCCATAAACTGATATACAGCAGGAATAGTAGTCTTAGCAGCCTCGTAGTATAAGTCAGCAATGAACTTAGTGTGAACTGGAGTCAGCCAATCTGTTTTGTGCTGAAACTTATCCCATAAGTCATTAGCTATACAAAATTCTTCTGCACTGTATCCAAACAACATTAGAGGGTATTTACTCCACTTTCTAACCATCGTTGGGTTCTCAGCAAAGTACTTAACAAAGTCTACCTTAGCTTTAGCCTTAAGCATCTTAGCGTGAGTGTAAACATCGTTAACCGTATCGATAGCTACACCTTCTAAGCTACCATCATATTCTACAGTCTCAACACCTTTAAGTAAGTGCAACATATCAGCACCTAAAGCCTCGTAAAGATCGTGTCTCTCTGTTGAGTCCATAACGTTAGTGTACTTCATAGTGTTTTCATCTTGAGTAGCAATACCCATAAGCATAGGCCCAGACTGACTGGCATCTCTAGACAATAGAGTTCCAGACTTGTATTTAGTAAAGTCAGATCCCATGTTATCAGCGTTTCTAATATCTATACATACAGCTAAGTATTGAGCTTTCTCTTCAGCTTCCATGTAATCACCTCCATTAGCAACTGCTAAGAACTCTTCTAGGTCATTGTTAGCGATCTCAAGCTTCTGTGCTTTACTCAACTTATCTTGAGCACCAAGTACTTTATCGGTTTTAGCTCTGAAGTCTACGGCTGCTATTAACAAAGCATCCCACCCATGTATTCCTATCTCTTCAGGTTGTACACCTAATAGAGCTTTAGCGTAGTCATTACCAGATCTGTTTAAGTAGTTAGCTCCGTAGTAGGTGCGACCTCTAGTATCTAGGTATATAGAAGAATATACTTCTTTACCTACATTCTCTCTAGCTAGTTTAATAACTTGAGTGAACTCATACTTCTTAGACTTAGCTGACACGTCTGTATCTGCTGCATCTGAAATAGACTGCTGGATAGCCTTAGAATCCATTTCAAGACGTTCTAAGACGCTTTCGTTAATAAAGAATGCTGTAGACTGTAATTTATTTACAGCGTCTAATACGGGCTTAATACGTCTTCCGTGAAAGTGCTCTCCGATTCTCTTATTAGCTCTAGTAATTAGTTTACCGAAAGAAACATCATTCTCAGTATCACTATGATATAGACTAGTCCACTCTTGTGGCTTGTAGTTGTATATCTTGTTTCTATCTGGAGTAGCTTCGTTAACATCAAATTCTGTAAATAGTCTCCATAAGAAGTCTTGTGCTTTCTTAGTAGTAGGCTCCTTAAACATAGTGCTAGTCCAGTCACCTTTCTTCTTAGAGTTCTGCTTAGTTTGCTTCCATTGCTTAAATAGATTAGCTCTTTGTGAGTTAGCATTCTTAATGTCTCTTGCACTTTCTCTTTCCCTATCTATCATACCTTCCATGATTAAAGGTCTCAACGTACTCCATCCCATTGTAAGCTGTGCTTCTCTGTCCTTTACATTAGGCCAAAGTCTAGTAGCAATCATACACGCTGTATTAGAAATAGGAACACCGTTGTTTAAGCTCTCATTTAAGTAAAAGGCCGCTACGTTAGCTCTTGTTTCTGCGTCTACTGTCCTGATTAGGCCAGCTTCATCGCTCTTTAAGTGCTTATCGGTATTCTTAATCATTTGTGTAAATTCTTGGGTTGCTGTCATGGAATAGTGTTTTAGTTGTTACTTTCTTTTGCTGCCTATATACAATGCTATTGCATATATAATTACTAGGGGAATACTAGCTATTAATCTCAGCTTACGCATTAGTCATGAATTTTTCAATTACTTCTGGGTAAGTAAGGTCTGCTACAATTAAGTCGTAGTCCTTATCTGTTAAGTCCATAATGAATTGGTCATCTACTAAGTTGTTTTGTAATGTGTCGTAAAATCTTGTAATTGTCATAATGTTAGTTTTAATTGTTAATGTTGGTACAATAGTACAACAAATATTTGAGACTACCAAATTATTTAGTTAGATTTTTAATATTTGCTCCATTATAGCCCATACTATGTAGCTTAGCCTCGAAAGCCAATCCTTCTTCGCGTGTCTCAAACATACCTAATACTTCTACGTCTTCAACGTGCCTGTTGCTACCACTCCTGTGTTCATTCATTCTTAATCTCAAGTTCTTAGTAACACCAACGTAATGCTCTTCCTTTAGGTAATAAACAGCAGTAAGACCACCTTGTTCATCTAATATGATCTGTCTCCTTCTGGCTTTGTTTTCAGACTTACTATTATACTCTGCATAGTAAGCTAGCTTCTTATCTCTGTTCTTTAAGCAGTAGGCTTTGTCTCTAGCAAGTATAGCTTCCTTGTTATCGCTGTAGTATTCTTTACGTTTAGCAGCTATAGTTTCTTTGTTTTGCTCTCTATACATTTTATCGTAAGCCTCTTTCTTTGCTTTATTACGCTTAGTGTATTCCTTCATGTAAGCATTCTTAGCTAATCTTTGCTGTTCTTTCTTTTCTTCTGTTGTCATATTGTTATGTTTTTAATTATACTGCAATATAGCAACTATTATGCCGTATTTAGTTTATAGTTATTAGGAGTTATTAACGATCTTCTTTGCTTCTTCTTCTAATATTAACTCTTTATACTTATAATATATATCTTCATACTCTTTATCTGTAAAGCTAACTTTAATCTTAGCTAACCTTTCTAACTCATCTGCTTTCTCAAATCCTAAGAACTTAGCATAAGCATATTGAGCTCCTCCTTCAAATCTGTTACAGTAAACACATTGAAGATGTACATTATCTTCATGCCAACGGATTCCACGGTACTGGCGAGGTTGGAAGTGGCCTGCATTACCTTCTTTATAGTGAAGAGGTTTATTACATGAACAACAGCTACCATAGCCTTCATTATTTGTATCACGTAAACGAATATAGAGTTGAAATACTTTATCTATTCTTTTAACCCAGTTTCTGATACCTCCTTTAAGTTTTCTTCTTTTTATCATAATGTTAGTTTTTACAAAGGTTTTAAGTACTGCGACTAAGCAGTGCGAAAAAAC